TGGTACTTACGCGCACAGCCCTCGTAGTCTTTCAGAGAACTGTGCGACCACCGGGCGATTGCTGGTTTCATAGTTTGGCGGTGTTGATGGCGCGGTTGAGAAGCGTGGAGAACTTGGTCACGAACTGCTCGTTGCGGTAAAGCGGATGGTCCATCTCGTACAAGATGGCGTGGGTCAGCTCATGCCAGAAAGTCTCCTGCATCTTTGAAGATGACACTGGTCGCTCGCGGGCAGTGGTGTGGATGTGGATTACACCGGGCGTGTAATCGATGTAGCCATATGCACGCTTGAAGCGCTGGGGCTTGCCGGTGTGGATGAAGTACTTCTTGCGATTGACGACAACGCTCTTGGGGATCATGTACAGCTCCTACTGTTTAGCCAAACCATATCTACGGTGAACACCAACTTCAGCGGCCAGAGGTATCCCCGGCATGTATGAAGGCTCGAGCGTCATCTGCTCGAGCATCCACTCCAACGCAGATGACGCCTCTGAATCAGGTGCCACCGCAATGCACTCGTCATGAACGGTACCGACCACGGGGTAGCGTTTTGCTATCCGTAGCATCCCGTCCGTCATCACGACCCGGGCGGTTCCTTGCACGACGTTGTTCGTAACCTTGCCTGCGTACAGCTTGGTGGCGTCTGGACCGTATACCCACGATCTCCCACCGTCTGCCGTTTTCTCTATTCGCAGGTTAGGATACCTAATACTCATGCCGTTGGGAAGCACAATCTCTTCCTTCCTGAACATCAGGAACTTGTAGGTGTACTCCTCGCCTTCTGCCAAGCTGCGCTCGATCAGTCCCCCGCACATCTCCCAGAAGCCGACCACAGGGTAGGCGGTAGACCGGTAGATGTCGATGATCTTCTTCGCAGCCACGCAGTGCACAACCAACTCCTGTGCGGTGCAGGTGTGCGGGATCTGCTGCATGCGGGCCATGTAGTCTGGGTTGCCGAGGAAGCGTTGCAGGCTGTCGCCGGTGACGCCCAACTGCTTGGCGAACGCCTTGTCGTAGCGTACGGGCGGTGCGCCCAGAAAGCCCACCAGAAGCTGAGCAGCAAACGACGCCCACCCTAGCTGGTAGCCGCAGCCCAGCAGCGCTGACTTGGCAGACTGCCTAAGATCAGGATGACTCTCTTTAGATAGCCCGGGGATGTTGAACATCTGCGCACCAAACTGTGCGTAGGGGTCGCCCTTGGCCTTGAAGATGTTGAGCATCTCTTCGTAGTCAGTCAGCCATGCCAGCACTCGAGGCTCGATCTGAGACAGGTCAGCGACCACCAATTGGTGGTTCTCCGGGGCCATGATCGCCTTACGCAGGAAGCTCCCACGTTTAAGGTTCTGCATGTTGATGGCGCTGCCCTTGCTGGCTGTCCACCGTCCGGTGCTTGCCCCGTAGTAGCTGAGCGGTACTGGCAGTGCGCCGCGATGGGCGATGTCCAGAAACCGTTGCGCTCGAGTCCGCTCCGTCGTCGACTTGACGCGCAGCCTTGCCTCACACAGGAGCGCCACTTCTTCTCGTTCACCGTTGAGCAGCGCTTGGAACAGTGCGTCGTTCTTTGCCAAGGCGTAGGTCGGCTTGCCCGTGGTCTTACTGGTCTTCATCGGCGGCTCGCACCCCATTGACACCAGAAGCTCAGCGAACTGCGGGTTGCTTGCCAACGCTGTTTCCTCGACGCCCAATCTCGCAAGCAGCCCGTCACGCGTTTCCTTCTCCTCCAAGATGGCATGCGTGAGCATGTTCTGATCTAGCTCGAGCAGCGGGCGGGTGTACATCCGCAGCGTCATGTCGATAAGCTTTAGCTCCTTGACCGGGTATCCGGGCAGCAGACGCTTAAATATCTCTTCGCAGAGATACGTATCGTGGGCACAGTATTCGGCAAGCTCCGTCTCAACCTCAGGCGCAAGCGCATCCAGCATGCCGTCGGTGCTGTACACGGCGTTGCCCTTTGGCGGTAGGCCGAAAGCTTCAGCGAGTTTGCCTAAGCTGTTGCCTACCTCGATTCCGCGCAGTGCGCGGGCCATCGACAAGGTGTCGAAGATGTGGCACGGGTTGGCACCGTACACCCAAGACAGGATCGTGATATCGAACTGCGCATTGTGGGCGAGCACCGCAGTGCGGGACCAATCAATACTGATCACCCAACCTTGAATCTCGTCGCGGCTTAGCCACTCGGCAGCACCCTCCGCACCGACAGGCTTCCAGCACAGACCCCACGCCTTGAAGCGCGGGTCACGCACGTACTCCTCGGTCGTCATCTTCGACAACGTGTAGGTCTTCTTGCACCACGCCGTCTCGAAGTCCAGCACAATGATCTGATCGAACGGGCGTTTAGTTGTAGCTGCCACGGTCAGGCGCTCCCTCTTTAATGTCTTCGGCCACTTTGTTGTATGCCATCTCAAGTATTTCGTAGGCGTCGTCCATGTCAGCGTTGAGCGCCGCAATGTTGAGCACCGACTCGTTGTCCACGAACGTGTCTTTCTTTACGATGAGTATTGCGCTCAGGTCCGAGTCTTCTTTGCAGCAGTCCACAAATAGGCTCAGCGCGTTCAAGAATACGAAACGTCTGCTCAGTGGCAAGCTGTCCAGCATCTCTACAAACTGCTCATACTCAGCCCTGTCCATTTAGGAACTCCTCTAGTTGGTGAAGGTTGGTCTCGTTGATCACAAACGTCGTGCCGCCAGCGGCACGGATGTCAGCTAAGTGCTTTTCTTGTAGTGCGGTGGTCTGCCCCTTTCCGGCTTTTGCCTCAATGCCAATGAAGTGCCCATCGTGACAAACAAGGAAGTCCGGCACGCCGCTGTTGCCATAGCCTGTGCCAATCGGCATGGCGTAGTACGTCCTTGTTTTGTCCAAGATTTTACGTATATGTTTCTTAACTGTCGCTTCGGGAGTTGCCATTGCAAAATCCTTGTGTTGGGTAGGGGGGAAATGTAGATTCCGCGCCCCCCTGATTCGCGGTGAGGAGACGCAGTGTGTGGACAACGCACACTGCTCAGCAAAGGCCCACATCTACAAGGCGGGCACCCCTCTGCTGGTACATGCCCAATGGGCATTAACGCTGTACTGACAGCACCTCGATCAGTTTCTGTGTGTAGTGTGCTGCCTTCTTGATCTCTTGCAAAGCTTCATCCTTGGACCCCATTCGCATGAGGTACTTGAGGGCGTTGCCCCGGTAGAAGCCGATCTGTTGTTCGAGCGGCCATGTGTCCACCACATCCCAAGGCTGCACGCGCAGGGTCTTGTAGTGCGCACCGCCTACTTGTGTATCACGCGCTGGCGTCGGTTCCACGTTTTCTCTCCCGGTAGCGTTTCATGATTTCGGAACGGGTCGTGCGGCGACGGGGTAGATCGTCGCCTTTGCCCAGTGCATACACGGGGATGCAATCCCGACCTAAGTTGTCCTGTTGCCACTGCGTGATGTGCACAACGCCTTGCTGTCGCAGTTCGCGAAGCCATGACTGGGCGGTCACAAGATGCACCTCTGCTTCGCTTGCTAGCCGTGCTGCCGTCGTCGGGCCGTTGTGCAGCAACGCAATGGTCTTAGCCATCTTGATGTGATTGATCTTCCTCAAAGCCGCGTCTCCTCCGCTTGAATGCGGACGGTCTGCACAAGGAGCCGCATCTGTGCGATCAGGTCTGGTCCCATGTCGACGGCGTCTGCCCACTTCCGCTCAATCAGGAGTTGTTCGTAGTCTTTCAACATGTGCCGCAGCGTGAGCAGGGGGTTTGCGTAGTCGTTCATAGGTTGTCCTCGTTGTATAGGGTGCTCTTCCACATCGTGACGACGGGCATGTGATTGTGACTTTGTGTGGGTACGACGTACTTGATGGGGGAGATCCAGCCCATCAGCTTCAGCGCTCGTACGCCTGAGACCCACACGTTGGGGTGCAGTTCCTTGGGGCGAGTGAGTCCGCGCACCCTGCAGTTTGCTCGAAACTCGTCACCTAGAACAAGCGGTTTTGACGTCAGCAACTCTTTAGCCAGCTCAAGATAGCCTTCTACGAACTCAGGGCTGGTGTTGTACGCCTTGGCCCAGCACTTCTGGGCCAGTTCATAGGCGTTGTCCATACGGTCGTCTACCATTTTGCTTCTCCTAAGTCAGTCATCATATCCGCGAACGTGCGGGTAGCTCGTTGTCCACGTGCTTGTCGGCCCGATGACTGGGGGTTTGTTGGGGGTGGGGTCGCTTGGCTGTACGTTATCAACGTCTTTGGAAACGGCCACTCCACGGTGGTTCCACTTCCAGCTGTTTTGATTGTTTGGGGAAGTTTTTTCGCTGATGATTTTCCCTTCATTGACTAACTCCCGCATGACAGAGTTAACAGTAGTTCTTCCTACCAAAAAATAGTTAGACAGTTCTTTGGTTGTAACGCCACCTTTTCGTCTTCGCATGTGGCGCTCTAGTTTTTCTTTTACGATCATGAAACTTATTCCAATGAATTAAGAAACTCGTCCAGCTTGTCGTGCAGTTCTTTCCGGGCTAGCTCGCCCATCGTGCTCGTGAGCATCTGGGTCTTTGAGTACCGCTTGATGATGACCTCGTTGGTATTGGCAAGGTGTTCTTTCAGATCCGCACCCGCTTCAAGATTGAATTCTTTGTCGGTCACGATCAGTCGGTACAGCTCTTTGTGTACGCTCATGTGTTCTTCTCCTTATACGTTTTCAAATTACTCTCTGTGGGCCACGGCAGACTACCCATTTTTCGTTTGCCAAATTCGCTCATGGATTCACACAAGTACAAATTGGACAGCCGGTTATCTAACCCTTGGTTGTTTATGTGAATGACAACTTCGGTGCGCTTGATCATCCTCCCTAAGTATTTTGAAATAATCATCCTATGTTCAGCCATGTATTTGCCTACATAGTCTTGGCGTTTTCCAACCAACACAAACTTGTGGTTAGCATGATGTTGCACGTATTCTCCACCCCGAAACCCAGCAGCGTTCACTCCTGAGAAAAATACATTTTTACATTTAGTAGAGCATGTGTGCTGCTTTTCTTGTTTTTCTCTACTTCTTGGGTAAAACATTACGCCGCAAACAGCGCAAGGCTTTTCTTCAAATGTGCGTGCCCCTAATGTAAAGCACCGCTTCGAGCAGTACAACCTTCGTCCATCCCCCCACGTTGCTGTTGATGATCGTTTCGCTATAAACATAGAACCACAATACAAACACGCTTTATCTGTTGGTTGTACACAGTTTTCTAAAAAACATTTCCGACTACAGAACCTTCTGTCCGCTCCATGATCAGGACGCGCCATAAATGTGTCATTGCAGTTTTGGCATGTGTACTTTGTGCGAGGTTTCGTGCCAGATTTGTTGTGGCATGTAATAGAACAGACGCGGGATTTATCTTTTCTAGCATTCGGGCACATGTACTCCTGTTTGCAATACTCGCAAGTCTTAACAACAGGCGGCCCGTACGTCATGTGTTCTTCTCCTTCAGTTTTGCTTCGATGGCGCGGGCGAACGAAAAGGTTTCACTGCTGGCTGATGTCAATTCGTCTGCCTCAATGTCGCAAATTTCTATCTCCGTCAGCCCGACCCATTCCTTTGGCTCTTGCGCCGTTTTTACGGCTGTGTCCCACGCTTTCTCAACCCATGCTTCCCACTCGGCACGGGTCATGGGCTTAGCCATGATTCTTTTCCTTCAGCTTTGCATCGACTATATAAATTAACGCTTGCCAGTTTGTTCTATCGCCGAAAGTAACGCGATTGACTAGAGCACGCGCTTCGTCGTCCGTCAGTTCGACCCATTTGCGCTTCTCAGCCTGCTCGATGGCAGCGCGGAGGTTGTCCATCGCTCCGTCGATTTCACCCGGCAGAGCGAGAGCGTTCTCGCCAATGCTAAGTTGGTTGATCTGCTCTAACGCCTCCAGCGCCTGTTTCATGACCGCGATGCTCATGATGCGTACCCGTCCTTAATGATCTTGGCCTTCGCCTCTTCAATCGCACCGATCAGACTCAGCCTGTCTTGCTGCATAGATGTCTTAATCATGAATTGATTCTGGGCTTTCCAGAACAGCATCACTACAACTGTGTCCGGGTTCTCATCCATCGCCTCTTGTAAAACTTCGTGTGCAGATTCTTTGTATTGGTTGGGGATGTCTACAGGTTTGATGTTCGCCATGTCACATACCCCCAATTCGGTAGCCTGCAAGAAAACACATCATTCCAATTAAAGTGATTGTTGCCCAGTGAAGTTCAACCATGATTTTTCTCCTTTAGCTTTGCTTCGATTAGCCGAATGTCATCCCACCCGACCGTCGATGTTTCAGGCCACATCTCAATGATGTCCTTATTCGTCAGCCCGACCCATTGGCGCTTCTCAGACTGCTCGATGGCAGCGCGGAGGGCGGTGATTGCGTTCGCTACACCATCCGGCCCAGTTTTCCACGGATCTTCCAACGCCTCCAGCGCCTGCTTCATAACTGCGATGCTCATATCCAACTCCCTTTCAATACATACCCACGCCCACCCCGCTCCCGTACATCAATCTGCCGATCCTTTCGCTTCAGCCGCTTCGCGTAGTACCGCGCCCGACCGAGATACGGCGTGACGATGAAATTGCTGTTGCCATGCGGGAGTTCTTGATACTTGTACAGCATGACGTAGTACAGACGGTGGTGCCTCATCTCCGCCTCCACAAAAACCGCAACGTCAGACCATCAACGAAGTTCCGCTTGAACCGTGTCTCAGGTGCGAATGCGACGTAGCCAGTGAGAATGCCGACTGCGTAGCCGATGAAGAAGGCTTCGGTCATCTCTCCACTCCAAACCGTTCAATGATGGCGTCCATGATCTGATAAGCGCCTCGGCGGTCAGCGATGCGCAGGCACTCTTTGATGATCAACTCGGCGAACTTTTCAGAATTCAAATGGTTGGTTTGAGGATCCCAACACTGTTTCTCAAGCTCACGGATTCGTTCGTTCATCTCACTCTCCTATCCTGCTTGGGCAGGTGCCCTTATCAAACAAAGGCGGGGTGATCCGCACAACTCGATCTGTTGGTCGGTCAATCGCCATCTGCGAACGGCGTTTACAGGTTTTGCATGGAGAGAGAATTTCCCCATCTTTTTCGTTACCCCATCGAACGCCGTGGCAACGAGCAACATCAAGCGGCAGTGTCTTCAGCATCTTCGCTCTCCTCTTCAAACATATCGCTAAGGTCTTTAGTTCTGAGCCACATCCCGTAGTTGTATCTAAAATTTCGGCGCTGCATCGGTTCAAACCCGTTCAAGTTCTGCGGGCCGTTGTTGATCATCGTTTCCTGCAGCTTCTTTCTGAAGTGTCCGGCGTCGAAGTCCAGCCACATCGAATACTCCTCGAGACCAGCCTGCGTGGTATCAAACAGGAACCGCATCGCCGTGAACGCATCACGGTGCATACGCAGTCCAGCGGGCGTGTCTTTCTTGTTAGCTGGTTTCGGGGGCGCGGCGCATGCATCGTTGACGGCGAGCAGCACCACGGTTGCAAGGAGCGAGCGCTCGGGCAGTTCTTCACTGACTCGCATAGCTGTTATTTGTCCCATGATTTACCTCTTGTCCGTTGTGAGGGTGCGATAAAAGTGCCACTTCTGCTGCATGTCTGTGTCTTCACTCGGTGGCGTCCACCCTTGCTCGCGCCATGTGCGCTGCACGTCGGTGACTTTCTTGTATGTGGGCAGTTCCGCGAGGAAGGCCGGTGTGTTGTCCTGCTGCATGTTCATCTCCAGAGTTGATGCCGCCCCCGGGATAGGGGGCGGCTAGGTTGAGAAAGGGAATTAAGCGAGAGCGAGAACCAGATCAACAGCGCGTTGCTTCATGTCTGCACCCGGACCCCACTGGGCTGAGACGAAGCGGTTCTCATCGGAGCGAGCGCGAGT